TTATAATCCTGTAGGATCCTTTTAAAGAGGCATAACTTTAATAAATCTAATCTTCTAATGGCAATTAATAAAATTCTCCCATTCCTGTAATATCTGCATCATGGTCCAATGGTACCCCCGAAATATCTTGATAAGCTGCATCCCATACGTTTTTCTTAACTAATGTATCCCATGAAGGAAAACCCTCTAACAGCTGCTCGACTGTAATATCAGACTGCCTTAACTTCTTAAGATCCTCGTACGTCATTCGTTCTTCCATCATACGAGGTACATCATGTAGCTTGTCACCCAGAGAAACCAAAATCTCTGAATATATAAGGTATAATCGATCATAAGCATCTCGATTGGAAGCATAGGTACCATAAGCATGTCCAACTATAGACAAAAGAACATCTATTTGATCACGAGATTTAGTCTCTCTGCCATTAATCGCACGTACAATAAATTCTCGCGACTCTCGATAAGGCAAGAAGTTTGGCTGTCCTGGGGAAGTATCAGTATTCCTTACAAACTGATGTTTTAAAAACGTTGCTCCCATCATGACTATTTGTCCATCTTTAGTCTTTGAGCAAAAAGGAATTCCATCTTTAACATCACGTATTACTACATTGAAATGTTTCTTCATAAACGCAGCAAAACGCTGTCCACTAAAATATTCTGCAGATATTCCTACACCTTTATTATACAAATGATCATCTCCGTAAACTACTATTCGTACTAATATCATAAACGCTGCCTCTAGTTCTTCTTTCTTATCATCTGGGGCATTCGCAATTGTATAAACACAGAACAAGCAAAAATACAAAAACATAATCCAGGAATCCATATGACTCGTATTGAATGCTCCTGAAGGAACTCCACCACTTATTACTGCATAAACTTCTCCTATTACTTGCGTTACCCTATTTATCATGTTTTTTATAAGAAATTCGTTCACCATACGAAATATCGGCAAATCTTCTGAAGTTGGATCATAGTGTAACATTTGCATACTTAAGTACAGATTACTAAACAGCTCTCGTATCGTCTGATCAAAATGCTCTCCATCACCTTCTACGATCAAATTCGCCCAACAATTAACTAAACAAATACCTAGGGCTTTAGCTATAGAGTCAGCTCCCCCATGGGACCAACGATGCCCTACTCGTATTCCCACACCTCTCTCTTTCATATGACGAAGTGTAGACACAAGTCTCTCTA